GTCCGCCCTTGTGTCCGGGCGTATGGAGAGGATATACATGAGCCTGACGGTAATTTTCCACTGCCGTCAAAAGCGGTCGTTTCACAGTCACGTCGGTTTTTCCTCCTTAACAGTACCTTTTATTGTAGCTTACGTGGGGGTTAATGTCTAGCGATTTGGCGTTATCATAGTCTGTATGCGGGTTTTCCGCTCTGCGTCCGACTCTGGCATATGGCTGAGATAGGCCAGTTTACTTTGGAATTTTTGCCGTTTATTTGCCGTCTGCCGGTCCGTAAAGACGCTCCATGCCGGATTTTGTTACCAGCCAAATACGTCCTGCTTTCCGTGCTTCCTTTTCAGTAAATCGGGGCGGTGCTCCTTTATACCCCGTGCACGACTGCTGGATGGTTCTGGCATTAAGTCTCCATTTCGCTGCAGCCTCTGCAGCAGTCATTACTTCTTCCAAAACGCTTCTATCATCTTCTTTGCCCATAGCACTACCACACCTCCCGTTATGGCTGCTTTTACCATTTCTTTGTCCCAGGTCAAAGTAAACACCAAAAACGCCACTGCTACCGTCCATAGTAAGTATCTCATTGCTATACGCTCCTCTCTATGATAAAATGGGAGCAGGTGGGGCGGTTGCCCCAACCTGCTTGCCTTGTTAGCGTTTTTCCTTTGGTCGGGTTTTACGCTTTCGAGGCTTTTTCTTTTTCCGGTGGTCGTACCAGAAGAAGAAAAATTGAATCAGGATTCCGATTATCCATTTCCAATCTTCCTTGTCCAAAGGCATCACCTCCTTACAATTATATTATACTCGTTTAAGCGTGTATTGTCAAGTATTTCTAAAATAAAAATAGCCCGTAAAGCCAGGTGTTTCCTAGCTCTACGGGTTTTCCTTTACCATTCTGCAATTGTGTACGTGACAGCAGCTGCCTCTACCTTGCGGCCGCTCCGTGTATAAACCATGCCTTCCCAGCGCCCCGCCTGGTAACCTGCCCCGATGTAGTTCTTGTTTCCGGTGGTCATGGCCCCCACCTTGACCTTGTGGGGCTTGCGCAGGTTGACTTTATAGACGTCAACCTTTTGGCGGTCATGGTCAGCAGTGACCACAGTGCGGTCCGTCTTTTCCCGGGCCGTTGCCGGTACGGAGGGCTTGTCCTCCTGGATGTCACGGGCCACGGTCTCAGCCCCTGCCGTCAGATCCGGAGCCTGGACATAGTAGGTCACCTGTGGAGTCGGCTGTGTCTGCTGGATCCGGTAGATCTCTTTGGTCACCGCCCTGGCGGAGTCATCGGACAGCTTGAGCTTGTCGGCAGCCTTGACCGGATCCGTGGTGTCCTGATAGGGCATCACGGTGGGCTGGGTGGCCTTTTGCTCTTTATGGCATCCATAGATCACCCCGGCGATGAGGCAGATCCCGCCGAGCACAGTGACCGCCAGGACCTTTTTTCGGGTGCCCGGGGCCTGCATATCGATCATAGGCCTCACTCCCCCATCTGCTGGCGGTACCAGATGGCTTTGCCCCGGATGACGTTGCCGCCGGTCCGGGGGTCGTCATAATCGACTGTCCACTCCGGGCTCTCATCGGTCCCCAGGTACTGCAGATCCCAGCGCTCACAGGTGGTCCCTGGGCCATACTCATCGCCTACCGGCAGCAGGCCGTCGATGTTGTCCGCAGCCTCCGCATGGGTCATGACTCGATCCCGGTCGATGGTCAGCCAGAGGGCTTTGGCCAGCACGGCCACCACCTGGGACATGGCTTCGATCTGGGCAACTGTGGGCGGATACTCTCCCAGGTCTGCTGTATCGGCTCCATAGCAGCAGCACAGTGTCACCCCTACGGAGCCCGTGTTACGGTGCCAGGTGTGGGCCAGGGTCTCGCTCAGGTCGTCCGTGCTGGCATAAATGGTGCCGTCCTGGTCGATACTGATATGGTAATCGTCAAAAAACTGGCCATAGTGGCCAGCGGTCCAGTGCAGGTAGATTTTGACATCACGGCCCATGTTCCGGGCATCCTCCCAGAGCTGAGCACGGGCCGTCTCAGCCATCGTCTGGATGTCGTCCAGCGTTACTTGTCTCATTTTTAACCTCCTTATCCTGTCCCTCTTGATCTACGTCTGGCACTCCGTCGTTATCCTCGTCTTTAACCCGGGGCACCAGGTTGAGTGCGGCGGTTACTGCGGCCGGAGCAAAGATCTGACCGCTGATCCGCAGGCAGCTGTCGATCATGGGGATCACCCACGGGTCGTGCCGCCCGGTCACCATGGACCAGCCCCAGGCGATGAGGGACAGGACGTAGGGAGTCAGACCCATGAGGACGATCACCCTAAAGAGCCAAACGGACCGGATCTCAAAGCGCAGCCTTTTGAACTGTTTTAATTGATTAAGGATTTGCTTATACATCGCTTCTGTTGCTCCTCCAGCTTGTCGATCCTGTGGCCATTGCTCCTGGCTCTGTCCTCGACTTTTTGGATCCGGAGCTCCAGCTCCTGCCGACGCTGCTGCTCCTCAGTCAGCAGGTCTGACAGGCGGTTGAGCGCCTGGATGGTACGCTGGAGCAGATCCTGGAGGGGCTTTGTAAAAGATTTGATGATAAAAAAGAGCGCCGCCCCAAAAAAGCTCAAGACAGCCACCATATCACTGAGAGAGATGCTCTCCATAGGGACCACCTCTCTCTATTTGTTATCCGTCTCTTTATCAGGATCGATCTTGACCACCACCTGGCCGTAGCCAATGCACTTGTCGTTGATGCATTTACCTGTGGTCTGATCTACTTTGTGCGCGCAGTAAGGGCATCGTTTAGCCAACTTAATCATTTCAGCGCCTCCATTCCTTCCTTATAACTTGCCTGCAGGTCCTTAAAATCGCTCTGGATGCTGGCCTTGGCGTCAGCGTCTCCGTTGAGATCGGCCACCTGCAGGGCTGTGGTCAGCTCGGCCACCTGGGCCTGGTAGTCTGCCGTCAGCTCGGCCTGCTGGGCCGCCTTCTTTTCGGCTTCCGTAGGCTCGGGGGCGATGTATTTGACCGGTTTGCCGTCCGTGCCCCGGACATAGTCACCGGACAAATACAGACCGTAGTCATCGGCAGAGATTACCTCCACGACGGCGGCATCGCTGAAAGCGGCCTTGCCTTTGGCCACGGCGTCGGCCACGGCCTGAGAATCATCGGGGCGGCCATCAAAGATCAAGCTGCCTACACGCTTTCCGGCGGCATCAAAGCCTGCCACATAGTAGTCAACATTACTTACCATGTCTTATCATCTCCTTATCTTAGTAAAAAGGGGTTGGTTATATCATGCGTAAACCAAATGGTTATGGATGCATCAAGCATCTTTCGGGCCATCGGAGGAGGCCGTTTGTCTTTGTAGTGACGGAGCAGGGCCGGCAAAAGCCGGTTGAGTACTTTACCTCTCAGGTCGAGGCAGAGATTTTTGCCGCTGACTACAACAAGGTCCATAGACATACCTCCTTAGCCGGCCACAGGGAGACCCTGGCCGAGGTCTATTGCCCAATGGCAATCCATTGGGCATCATTTTGTACGGACTCGCTGTTATCTACGGCCAATGTATACCCGGTTAAGGTGTTGAATTCAACGCTTCTTGACTGCATAAATTGGTTGCCCTGGTGGTTGGTAATGATCTGCCGAAAGCGCGTGAAAGCCACCGGAAAAGCCACCCACCCATAGACGTTAGCTCCCCACTGTATAATCAGCCCACCAAAGAAACTCCCGAACTTCACATACCCGTTTGTATCAATACTGTACTTCACCCCAGAGGCAGTCAGCAACATCTTAATGAGCTTGCCCATGACGGAGTCCGTAGTCAGCTCAGATACAACCGTCGGCAGCACCTTGCTGGCCAGAGATCCGATGATGGACTCGTGCCAGTCGGTGACCTGCGCGGCTTCCGTTTCGGGGTGCAGCGTATCGTAAGCTTTGCTGGTGCTGTTCCAGTGATGCAAAATCGATTTCAGTACACTCATTTTTTAACCTCCATCCAGATAGAGTTTTGGTCGGTAGGCTGCGTTCCGCCTACCACCATGTTGTCCATGTCGACCTCGATCCAGGTGCTGGATCCGGTAGGCAGGATTGACACCGACACATCGGCGGGCATGGACAGATAGGGCAGGCTGGTCCAAGCTGTTTTACCGTCGCCCGCCTTGATCCGATGGGTGTCGGACTCGATGCCCAGCTCTCCGGCCATGAGGACTGGGTTGACACTGGCCCAACGGGCGGCTGTATCGATCCTGGTCATGACCCGACCGCTGATGTTTTGAGTGGCCATGCGGTCACCCCCCTTAGGCGTTGCCGCAGTTGATGACCACCGTGTCCGTAGTCTTTACGATGGAGGCCCCATCCTTAAGCTGCGTGGAGTTTTTGGCGGCAAAGGCCGTATCAAATCGGGCCTGGGTCCAGTAGAGGTTAGAGCCCTCAGCGATGTTGGCGGTGGTCAGGGTGACCACACCCGTCTTGCCGTTGACGCTGGTCACTGCGTCCGCAGGCGGGGTCAGCAACTGCCAGTTGGCGGCGGTTGTCGGGTCGTCCTTGGTCAGGATATAGGAGCCTTTATCGCCCCCAGAGCTGATGACACAGACATCCCCGGTCTGGGCGGTCAGTTTGAGCATGTCCGCCTTGCTGGTAGCCGTAAAGGTATCGGTGATGGCCAGGGCGGGCAGGACTGCGGTGTCCAGCTTTCCGTCGCTGCCCAGTACAGGGATGTTACCGGAGGCTGTACCCGTGTTTTTAGTGGCCGCGGATCCCAGGCCGCTGATCTTGGCCACTGGGATCCCGCTGGGCATATCGGCAGCGCCTACGTTAGCCACCCCGGTCACGATGCCCTTAGAGTTGACCGTGACCTTGGTATAGGTCCCTGCCGTAAAGGCCTGCCCTGCCAGGGCCGTAGTGATGGCCAGGTTGGCGCTGCCATTAAAGCTGCCGGATCCGGTCACGTCCCCGGACAGGCTGATGGTCCGGGAGGAGGACAGCCGGTCTGCGCTGACTACATTGCCTACAGAGGCCGTACCCGTAGAGCTGTCCACGGTGACCTTGCCGGTGCCGCTAGAGGATTTGATGCCGCCCAGGGTATCGCTTGTAGCTGTAGGCAGGCTGTAGACCACCACGTCCGCACCGTTGACGGTAAGGCTGCCGTTGGTGCCGCTCTTGCTGATAGCAGCGCCGGACCAGGGCAGCGCGGACCACAGGTTGGTGCCATCCCCGATCTTGATCCGGCCGGAGTCAATCTCCACCCCGGGTTCGCCCACAGCCAGGATCCGGGTGGATGCGGCCCACTGGGTGGCGGACCCGGTCCGCAGCTGCAAGATTACGTTCTTTAAAGTTTGTGTCGCCATTATGCATTACCTCCATTAATCACCTGGATTTGATGCCAGTCGCTGGCAATGGCCGTATATGTCAGACTGTTCGCCTGCCACAGGTAGACGATGCCTGCGCTTTCGTCCACGTAAAGGCACCCATCATCTCCCAGAGAGGGGAAATCCGCCTTACTGTGCATGCGGATAAGGCTCTTGCCCGCCAGCTGACCGCTGCTCATCCCATCCTTGATGCTGACCGTAGGTGCCTTGACCTGGGCAGTGACCTGGATAGGCCTCAGAGACACGCTTGCTTTGATCTCCATAGCCCATCACCCCACATCCGGCTCTAGCAAGAAGGGATATGGCCCGTAGGTCATGACCTGGTCACCGGCGGTGATCTCGATGTCATACCAGTACTGCCCGGCCTCCAGATCTGCCGTCATCTCGTGAGTAATGCTGAGCACCCCGTCCTTGAGCGGCGCCTGGGCCAGGAGCGGATACCGCAGGCCGGTGTTTTTTTTGAGATGCCACACGGCCTTGTAATCGGTCACCTGTTGAGACCCCACCATTACCGTAAAGTCAAAGCCCATCTGCATGGTGTCGCCCCGGGTCAGCTGGATGGTCTTGGTCTTTTCATAGTAGTTATACATGGGGCATCACCCCACGATCTCTACCCAGAGCCCCCGGTCTGCCATGCTGGCGGGCTTGTTCGCCGTGCTGGTAACCTGCAGCAGGTTGGCGTGGGCGTCGGTGGCCCGATTGTGTGTCTGCAGGTCAGCCACAGACACCAGACCGGAGGGGTCCAGCTTGGCGAACACACTGTCCACACTGGTGATGGCGATTTGCATGTGGATGGCGATGGCCAAGGCTGTAGCAGAGCCTTTGGCCTGCCAGTAATCCGGGTTGGGATCCGTACTGATTGCATACAGGATTTCTCCCGCATCAGGATCGGTGGCAAAGAGCCCCAGCTCCCGGATGTAGTAGCCTGCGGATACGTCATTATTGGTCAGGATGCCCTCCACGTCACACACACCAGTGTCATTAGGTGTGCAGGAGCTCAGGGTGATGATCTGCTTGGGGCTCACCAGGTCGGTCAGCCCTTCCAGGGAGGCGGGTTGGCCGTCTCCTACTTTAAACTTTGTCAGCGCCAGCTTGCACTGGCCGGCCTCGACCTTAGCGGCCAGGGCACGGCCTTTTGTAGTCAGGATGGCGCCTCTCCAATTAGCCATGGATGTGTACCTCCTTCAGGAGCCCCAGGGCTCCGGTCAGATGTTTGGTGGCCACGATGTCAGGCGGGGTCACCTTGGGGATGGGGATCACGATTGATTTGGTCAGCATCAGCGGGATGGCCAGGCGCTTGCTGGCCTGGACCGTACGGTCGAAGCTGACCCCGTCCAGCCAGGAGCGGACGTTTTTAGCGGAGTCGATTGCCGCCACCAAACGGGTCAGCTCGTCTGCGCTCACCATAGCGCCGCCAAAGCCGTTGACTCTAAAGTGGTAGGCCTTGCCCCCGTACTGGTACCAGTCCTGGAGCACCACGTCCCCTCGGATGGGCTTGAGGACGCTCTTAACTGCCCAGGGAGTCCCCTTGTACTTGTGGTCCTTGATGGCCGACTTGACCAGGGCCCGTTTCTGGGCCAAATTTAACCCAGTATCGTAAAAATCCACATGGAACTGCCAGGCCAGGTCATCCACCACGCTCTCATCCAGCTCATCAATGCGGCTGTAGATCAGGAGCCCGCTCATCCGGTCCACCACGTCGTGGAGGGATGCCCCGCAGGCCTTGGCCACATCCCGGACTGTCTGGCTCCGGGCCAGGCTGGAGGGCAGCAGGTCCTCTACGCTGACGGTGTTTACAGTTTTCATTCGTCAGACACCCCCCGAACCTGACGTTTACAGTTCCGGCGGTGGCCACCTGGTCAGCGTTGACGGTGGTCAGCACCGGTGCGGTCACCTGGACTCGGGCAGCCCCGGCGTCCACCATCAGCTGGTAGAGCTTGGAGGGGTCGATATCACGACCCAGACGGGCCTTTTGCCAGGCGATGTAGGCCTGGACGGCAGCGGTGACAGCCGTCTGGATAGCGGAGGCGCTGGCTTTGTCAGTGCTGTCCACACTGTAGGTCACATCGATGTTGTAGCTGACCGCCTTGGGGGCCTTGACCACCACCTTGTCGGTGAGGGGCCGCACTTTGTCAGCGCTGCACACCTTGTCCACAGCATCCAGGATCTCCTGCCCGGGGATCTCTCCCCCGGTGAGGAGCGGGACAATCTGTACCGTACCTGGCTCTGGGCTGCTGACGTACACATCCGCGATGTCCGCGGAGGCCGTCTTGCTCCAGTACTCATACGCCCCGGAGGGCCCGGCGTCGCTAAAACGCTCGGGGGCCGTGTGGATGCGCTCCCGATAGGAGCTGTCACTCTCCCGGTCGGCCCCGCCGCCTGTCAGCGTGCTGCTGACCTGGGCCACATAAGGCACTGGGTCCACCAGCACAGAGAGTGCCCCGGCAGACAGGCCGTTGCCCTGGGCGCCGCTGACGGTGCAGTAGGCTTTAACCGTACCGGTTAGGCTCCCGGCAGGGATGAACAGATCTTCGACCGTGGCAAAAAACAGCTGCTTATCCTGCGTGGTTACCCGGGTGCCAGCAGGCACGGTCACCGTGCTGTCCAGGCTGGCACTCAGAGTAAAGGTCAGGGTAGTGCTTGCCTGGGCAGCAGGAGTGCGCTCCGTATCGGTCAGCGCCCCCAGCTGGTCCAGGTAATCCCCCGTGGCGTACTTGAGCAGGTTCTGTTTGGCTGCCCGGTCGATGGTGTAGTTCTGCTGCACCACAACGGCCGCGATGGTCAGCAAAAACAGCCTGATGGGGTCACCAGGAGCCAGGGTCCTTTCGGACACCTGCTCGTAGGCGCTCACCAGACCGTCCTTAACCTGCTGCACGTCGTAAGAGTCAAAATCCACATCCTGCAAATCATAAAGCATTGTCATTAATCGTCACCTCGATCCTGGGCCTGAGGGCTCCGTTGTCATCTCCGGTAAAAGTGATGCCAGTCACCTTGCATCTGGGCTCATATTGCCGGATAGCTGTCATGAGCTCGCTGGCCATGGTCGCCTGGGCTACAGGCAGCGTTTTGTCCAGGTAGTCGGCGGAGATGCCAAACCCCCTGTCCAGGGGCACGGTCCTCTGGTAGGTCGTGAGGATGGTCCGCACGTTTTGGATGATTTCTTCTTCGACAGAGGCCGGGGCAAAGTCGATGTCCTGGCCATCCGCCATTACAATAAGAGTCTTACCCAAGCATCCTCACCACCCCGTCTACGTATTCCTGGAGAGTCACCGTGACTTCCACGCTGTACAGCTGGCCAAAGCGGGTCCAGTGCTTCACCGTGTAATCAAGGGATTCGATGACCCAGAAATTCGACCCGATGCTCTTAAATCCGATCATCAGAGGGAGCACGGTGCCCCTGTCCCGGAGCCGCCGAAGCCGCTCCAGCTCGTTTGCCGGGTTGACGCCCAGGTCCGCCCGGAGAAGCATCTTGAAGCTGATCTTCTCAGTGTCCGGTCCTAAAAATTCCAGGACTGGTTTTTGGTTGACCAGGTCATGTTTGCTCCAGCGGGCGGAGCTGCTGCGCTGGTATTCGTCGAAGGTCCGCACGGACCGGGAGGATGTAGCAAAGGGAATGGTTCCCAGAAATCCAATGAGCATATCTATCCTCCAATCATTACATTGCTGGAGCCCTGGGCCACCGAGCCGCCGCAGCTTACCGGGTCACCCACCCGTGCAGCGGGCCTGCCGTTGATAGTGACCGAGCCGCTGCCGCTGGCGATGACTCCGCTGTGGCTGGGGTGGACCTTACAGGAGTGAGGAGCATAGCTGTCCCCCACACGGCCAGCGCCCTTGCCGTTAATCAGTACATCCCCGCTGGCACTGGTGAGGGCCACCGGCGGGCAGTCGTCGTGGCCGGTGCAGGTGTCCCCCAGTCTAGTCACTGCTGGCATAGCTGCACCTCCTCAGTTAATGGCCACGGTGGCCCCGGTGATCACCACATCCCCGGTGGCATGGATCTCCAGGGAGCCGTGATCATACCGGATATAGGATCCGTCGGGAAACCGCACGCTCCGCACATCAGGGTCGGACTCTTCCGGAACAGCTCCGCTATCATAGTAGGCACCCAGGATCACCCCGTCTGACAGACCAGCCCCGGAAGGGTTCATTTGAAACAAGCACACCACCGGGGTGCCAATCTCCGGCACGAAATAGCTCTTACTGCCGCCTGTAAAAGGCTGCAGCACGGGGAGCCAGTCGCTCACCAGGTCATCGCAATCCTCAAAGACCACTTTGGCCCGGCAGGCTGCACCGTCCACCGTAGAGATTCGCCCTTTACGGATGATGTTTTTTAACTGATTAGTATCCATTGAGGCACCTCCGGACATTGATGCTGGTCGTGTAGCCGCTGCTCCCCATTTCGTGCTTGGCCTCTGTGATGAGGTATTTCCCATCAAACCGGCCGAAGCCTGTCAGCTGGACGGTGAGTGAGGTCAGGAGGGCCAGGCAGCCCATACAGTCGATGGAGCCGGTCACTTCTTCCTGATTCTTCTCCCGCAGCTTGCGCTTGGCCAGTTTCTCGGCCTCGGCGATACTGGCCACCTGCTCGTGGACCTGGAGGGTCTTTCCCTCTTTTTTGTCCGGCGCCGTAAAAGTGGCCTCGATAACGCTCTTGTTCTTGCCGGCTTTGTACTTAACGTGACACGCCTTGTAGGTGTCCCGGATCTTGCTCTCAAAGCTCCATCCAGTCAGCTGGCTCACATAGAGCATGTCGGCTGTGTCAGCCATGGCCACCAGAGACCCGGGCCGCACAATGGTGATCTTTGGTTCCACCCGCTCGTAGTCCACCTCGTCAAAAAGGATCAGCTGGTCCTTGTAGATCTTTACGGCCACTCCATGGTCGCCGCAGAGTTTTTGTAAAAAGGCCAGGTCCGATTCGTCGGTCTGCTCCGCCCGGTCGATCTGGGGGTCATCGGGGGCGGTGTATTTAAGCGTCATCCCCGCTCCCGTGGCCACGTCGCCTGCAATGGCAGACAGCTTGGCCTTCTCCCAGCTCCGGCTGTGTTCTTCACCCCGCAACTTGTTGTTATCAGGGATGGACACGGCTTTGACGGTCACCTCAGAGGGCATCCCTTTGCAGGTGATTGTATCCACCTCAAACTGCCCAAGGTCCAGAGCCTGCGGCCCCTCGAAAAGACTGTGCCAGTTGGACGTGGTGAGTGAAGCTTTGAGGGTGGCACCCTTGTCAGGCATCCAGTCGCCCTCCCAAAGCCCCTCCCTGTCCTCCAGGGTGAGCTCCAGGTCATCGGCCTTGCCGGACATGTTGTCTGTATAGCTCAGCTGCTTTAAATACGGCAGGAGGCCTGCGCTGATGTCCTTGTCGTTGTAGAGGACCACCGGCGTAGCCGTCCGTGCCTGCATGATAGAGTCCAGCATGGTCATCGCCTCCAGGGAGGCAGCCGGTCAGCGGTGGGCTTGGTGTACTCCGGCACGCTGAGCTCCATCCCGGCCGGGAAGACCACGATGGAGGACAGATCCGGATTGGCATCAAGGAGCGCCGCCGCTCCGGTCTCGGCTCCGTACAACTTGTAGGCGATCAGGTCCCAGGTATCGCCCTGGACAGTCGTATACGTCTTAGTCATAAGCCAGCCTCCTCTGATCTGCCTGGATCTCCCGCAGCATCCGCTTGAGCCGATCCTGGCTCATTTGCATCACGCTCTCCAGGTCGCCCTTAGAGGCGCTCCCGGAAATAGTCACGATGGGGCTGTACTGCACGGTCACCGACCCGCCGCCGCTCCTGGTGGAGGGCATAAGGCCCAAACGCCGCCCTGTCTCAGCCCACAGGCCTCGAGCCTGAAGACTGCCGTCGATGGGGATAGCAGCTTCTGGGCTATCCTCGGCAAAGCTGGTCAAAAAGGCGCCCTGACTATAGATACCCCCTTGTGCATTGTGCGAAACCGGCAAAACGCTGCCACCTATTACGCTTTTAACGATATTGACCGTCCCCGTGATAGGATGGCTCAAAAAGTCAGTGATTGCCGTCCACTTGTCCATCACCCAGTCATAGGCCTCAGACAGTTTTGATTGTATGTATGCCACAAAGCTGGAGACAGCGCCTTTGGCGCCCTCCCACATGCTTTCAAAAAAGGCCTTGACAGCCTGCCATAAGCCCATAACGAAGGCGTAGGCGGCGTCAAATTTGGCGTTGATCCAGGCCGTGAAATTGGCCAGGGCAGCCTTACCGCCCTCCCACATCCGGGCAAAAAAGGCGCTGATCTGACCCCAATGGCTATAGACAAGATAACCTACGGCGATAAGGGCCATAAAGCCCAGCACCAGAGGATGAGCAGAGGCCAGCATCATGGCGCCCCGCAGGACGGTAAAGACGACCCGCAGGCCTTTGATGACCATGCCAACACCCACAAAGGCCTGGTGCAGACGGGTCACCACCATCATGACCCCCATGCCAGCGGTCATAAAGGCCGCAGCGCCTACCACCAGGCCGTAGATTCCTTGGACTACTGTGGGATGGGCTTTCCCCCAATTGGACATGGCCTTGGCTACGTTGGCCATCCAGGATGCTCCCTGCGCCAGATACGGCAGGAGGGAGCTCCCCAATGTCACGGCCAGGGAGGACATGGCGTTTTTGAGCAGCTGGATAGCGTTGGCCGTCGTCTTGGCCCGCTCTTCGTACTCTTTCTCCATGCTCCCCTCGTACCCGGGTTTAGACACAAGGTCCATATTGCGCTTGAGGTTATCCAGGTTGGACAGGAGCGGTGCGATGGCCCCGATGGACTCTTTGCCAAACAGGTTTTTGAGGACGGCGGCCTGCTGGACCTTGTCCAGCTTACTGATGCTGTCCAGGACCATCAGGATGGTCCCTTTGGCATCTTTTTGCATGCTGGCCGCGACCTGGGTAGAGTCCAGGCCCAGCTCATCAAAGGCGGCCCTCTGTTTTTTAGTGGCTGACTCTCCTGCGGTCAGTCCGAGGATCAGGTTTTTGATGCCCGTAGCCGCCACCTCTGAGGCGATACCAGAGCCCACGATACTGGCGCCCATGGCCGCAATCTCACCAGAGGCTACACCGCCCACGGAGCCCAGCGGCCCGATCCGGGTCACCACATCTGCGATAGCCGGAGCGGAGGCTGCGGTTTTGTTGCCCAGGTAATTGACCTTATCAGCCAGCTCCACCACCTGGTCCTGCCCCATCTTAAAGGCCGTCCGCCATTTAGCCATCATATCCCCGGCCTGGTCAGCCGTAATATCAAAGGCTACGCCCATCTTGGCAGCGTCTCGCGTAAATGCCACCAACTCATTACGGGCGATCCCTGCCTGCCCGGCAGATGCCATGATCTGGGCCAGTCCGGAGGCGGACACAGGGATCTCCTGGGACAGTTTGAGGATATCGTTGGACATCTCTTTAAACTGCTGAGGAGTATCAAAATCCACTACCTTGCGGACATCCGCCATGACGGATTCAAACTGCATGGCACTCTGGATGGGCCCGGCCAAAAATTTGGTAGTAGCGCCCCAGGCCATCATCTTACCCATGTAGACCGTGGCCTGCTGATCCAGCTGGGCGAACTGCTGCCGATCCTGGGCGATGCCCTGCATCAGGCCTTTGGTGGTCTTATTCAGCTGGATTTGGTCGTGCAGCCGCTTCATTGCCTTGCTGTAAGTATCAGCGCTGACTGTGCCCTGGTTAAAGGCCTTCATCAGGCCCATCTGGGCCTGCACAGCCTGCCGTGTGTCCCCATCCATCCGCTTGATCTGCCGCTGGAGGCTGCTGACCTGGTTGGCGGCAGACGTAAAGGCGGACCCCAGGCTGCTGGCTACGGCCGCCCCGATCAGGATCTGCACGCTCATGTTTTGTCCAGCCATCTACTCACCTCCATCAGATTTGGCCTCATCCTGAACCTCCCGGAGAGTCTCCAGCCAGGCCCCCAGTTCGGGGAGCGGAAGACCCAGATAATACGGGATGGGAGTGTACGTCTCCCGAGCTAGGACAAGGACGTTACGCCGGATTTTCTGCGGCGTTATCTTTATTTGTACAAAAAAGTGGCCACCGTATTAATCAGCTTGGTAAAGACGGGAGCCGGCAGCTCCATCACGTCATCCAGCTTCATATCCAGTGCTTTCGCAGCCAGGGCCGCCTGATACTGCATGGACAAGTTGATCATAGGGGTCAGGTCCCCTGCGGCACGCACCTGCTGCTCTGCAGCGATCATATCCCGCCCGGACAGGTTGGCCAGCTTGACCAGGACGTCGGCCGTCTTTTTAAGCACATCGTCAGGCACATCATTCAGCCCAAACTTGGGCGCAACAGTCTTCAGCAGGTTTTCCACCTGCTTTTTGTCCGTTTTCTTCTCCATATTGGGTTCTCCTTTCTAAAAAAGAGAGCCCTGCGTAATGCAGGGCTTATACTCAGCTGAGGCCCAGAGCTTCCCGTACCTCGGCCATCAGATCGACGTCGCCAATCTTACAGACGCAGTTGAGCTTATCCAGCTCCATGACCACCTTACCGTTGATGGTCAGCTTGAGATAGAGACACTCAAAGCTGGTAGTAGTATCAGTCATTTTAGCGACTTCGAATTTACCCAGCTCAAAATCTTTGGGCATTACCCGGCAAAACAGCTTGACGGCCTGCACGTTAAGCGCACCGGTAGCAGGGTCCTGGACCTGGAAGGCGCCCCGGCAGTCGATGTCATGGCTGGTCTGGGTAAACAGCTTGGCCGCATTAGGGTCAATGGTGCGCCATTTCGCCTGCAGCTCCGTGGACTTGAAATTGCCCCGTACCGGAACCTCCACTTCACCGGCAATCCCGGCGCCCTTGACCGTATCGGTCATGGCGTTGAGCTTGGGCAGAGTCAGATCTGCGGTGCCCAGCATGTCATTGCCGTCGCCGTAGATTCTGAAGTTGATCAGCGTCTCTGGAATATTACTCATGCGTGGTCACCTCCTCAGGATGCAGAGCTGGTAAACAGCCCGTCAAAGTATTTCGTACTAAATTCCAAGTCGTCATCGATTTTTTCCGCCACCGTAGGCGGGGTAAAGTAAGTGTGGAATTTGACGTGCCCGTTCATTAGTTCGGTGTCGGGGTTTTCGTCTCTGCGGGCGGTAATTTCTCCTCCCAGCAGATCCTGGCTGGCTACCAGAGCGTTGAACCGGATACTCTCGAGGTCGATGATGAAGTTGATCAGCCGCCAGGTGATGCCCTGATCCAACAGCCGCCAGTAGGTCAGGATAAACGTCTGTCGTTGCCAATTAAACATCCTACGAATGTTGATGAAGGCATCCTTGGGATCCGTATTGCCCGGATAGCAGGCCATCCGGTTGCCAAACAGCACCCATCCAGAGGTAAAATTGAGCCCGGTGTTAATGCCCTGACCGTTGAGGTATTCGGCCTGTTGCAGGTCCAGGACCACTTCCGTGCCGTCGTCCAGGCACAGGCCCGTAGCCTGGATGGCCTTATTGGACGGGGATTGAGACGGGATATCGTCATTAGCCGCATCTGCCGTTGCGATGGCGCCCAGTACATGGGTGCTCATGTGGTAGATATGGCCCCCAATCTTGGCCTTGGGCCAGCAGACGTACTCCAGGATGTTGGTATAGTTATTCTTATTCTTCCAGCTCGGAGCATCGCTGTATTTGGTGATCTGGCTGTCCGCAGGCAGATCCACAAGGGCGATTGCCCTAAACAGCCCGTTGATGTTGTCGGCTTTTGCCGCCATTACGGCTGCCACTTCCGGATCTTCCGTCCAGCCGGGAGCCAGCAGCAGGCCGGGTACCATTCTGGTCAGCGGATACACCTGGGAGATGCATTCCAGACCTTTGGGATTACCAGTTGCGCTGTCGATGCCGCCGATGATGTCTTCTTTTTTAACGGCGCTGGGGTCTACTTCATCGTAATCCAGCAGGACAGTGGCGGAGCTCTTCAGGGCGCCATCGTCCAGGATGGAGATGACCAGCTGCCCATCGTCGTTATAGGCTGCTTCGTAATCCGCGCCCAGGACAGCAGGCTGCGCAGCTTCGCTTTTGTAGACCTTCAGGGTGTCCAGCAGGACGGGCGCGTCAACCACTACCTGGGATTGGCTCACCGTGACAGAGCTCTTGCTGGTGGTTTTTTTATGCTTGCTAGGATCCAGCACATTGACAAAGACAACCGGTGCGTAGCCGTACAGGGCGAATTGACTGTACATAACCTCGCACAGGGTATAGCTGGCCCAGTCATCACTGTAGCCCAGCTGCTGGACGGCCTCTGCGTAGGTGTAGCACAGCACAGGCCGGTTGGCTTTGGCCGGGTCCGATGCCAGATGGATGGGAGCCGTCCCAAAGACAACCGGCAGGCCTGCCGTGGTCTGCACAGGCGGCGTCACAGCCGTAGGCTTTTCAGACACGTAAACTCCGTGTTTAAATGCCATAGGATTTATACCTCCTTAGCTCGTTGATAATAGATGTTGAGCAGGCTCCCTTTCGTTTGGGTCTGCTTTTTGGCTTCCACAAAGTCGGCAGGGCAAACAAAAAGCCGGCGGAACCAGCTGTACTGGTCCACCAGCTCCTGCACCCCGGCGGGGAAGCCGTCGATAAAGCCCTGGGCATGCTGCAGCCGGCCGTGGCTTAAGGTCGGTCCGACGTAGATCAGCAGGCCGGGGGCTTGCTTTTTAGAAGTTGTCAAAGTTGATCCCCTCCGTTTCCGGCTGCGCCACCAGGTAGGTGGCCCGGATAATGCCCAACCAGATCGGCGTGGGCTGCTGCTCCGGAAGACGTCCTTTAAGAGGCAGCTGGAGAGACGTATTGTCGCATACGATCCGATGCCGCAGCAGGGTTTGCCGAATATGCTCCATGAGGTTGTACAAGCTCATGCATCCGTCAGGCGCTTCGTCCCGGATAGCCAGGCCGATCTCCACGGTGCAGGCACTGTAGGCGTCCGCCTCCTTGTCCGTCCAGTCCACAACAGCTGCATAAACATAGGATGACATCTCCATGGACCGGTCCCGGACCGGCGGATAACCGGCGTAGACCTTGATAGGCTCCAGGCGTTCTTTGCCCTGGGCCCGATATTCGGTTACTGCCTCTTCCAGGAGAGCTTTGATGCTCTCCATCACGGTGACTAAAGTCATAAGCTCACCTTCCCCAGCCGGTACTGCAGCTCATCGATCAAACGGTCATTAAGCATGGCACTGGCGCTTTTGTCAATGGCCTCCCAGACCGTTTCGTTTTCGATCATCTGGGGTACGGACGGGCCACCTGGATTTTTAATAGGCAGCCTTGATGTGATGTTGCCCATGGCATCCCGGCGGATAGCCAGCCCGGAGCGGCCTCCCCAAAATAGGCCCGGCACCACGACGCCTGTCTTTTTGACTTTCACCTTCACCTTAAGGGGACTGCGTGTGCTGTGGCCTACACTAAATACGGCCAAGGGCAGCTGGGAGCCTGTAGCCCCTACCACCCCTCCAATCAGATTAGCAGAGAGGCTGGGCCGTTTGATAAACAGGGATTTTTTAATCACCCCTGCCTTGACCACATAGTTTTTCCGGACCTCCACGGAGATCTGTTTCCCTACGTGAGTCACTACCCGGCTGGCCGCGGCAGCCGCTGCTTTCCTGGCTTCCTGAGGGCAGGCCAGCAGAGCACCTTTTAACAGTTCCGCATTTTTTAACGTAAAGTTAACATTTACCAGGCTCAAACCCTCACCCCCCTTACATGTCATTGGCCACCAGGATCAGAGTCACGATGCCCAGATCTGTTTTGGACTCCGCCACTGTGTAGAGCTTGCCGTCCAGCCGGAAAGACTGCCCGTAGACGGGGACCTCTTCCAGGTCCTCCTCTTTGCAGCTTACTGTCACATGGCTGCCGTACATCTCGTAATACCTCCGGGTCTCAATGTTAGACCCAAAGCTGTACTGATCGTCGGCGCTAACCTGCTGGACTACGGCCATCCCCTGCAGGCCGTTAAGGTCGTGGACCTCAGCAAACTCATCAGGACACAGGAAAACGTCCCGGTCAGCAGCGATCGTGTCCCGAAATTTTCTCATTTCCGCTTGCGGGAAGGCGGCTTGATAGGCTCAGGAGTGACATCCGGCAGGGTCGCTGTCTCTTCCGGAGCTTCCGCCGCTGCTTGCGGCCTGGACGGCTGCACGGCATCGGGAGCGATCTGACCGGCATCGGGAGCGATCTGACCGGCAGCCAGGAGGTGTTTGGCCTCCTGGTCCTTTAAGGTCACATGACCGCCCGGGCCCACCAGCCGGCCTGCGTGCGCTACGAAATTGCGCACCACCTTATACGTGGCCATGGGTTATTCCCCCTTTGCCTTAATTACAGCAAAGTCGGTAATGCATTCAGGAGCCACCAGGCAGCGGCAGTACATGGTCAGACGCATTTCCTGGTTTGCCTTGTCGCCGTTGTAGTAGGGCACATAAGGAGCTGCATAGGTGATGTAACCGGTGCCTGCGTCATTCAGCAGGTTTACAGCGCCATGATACTGACGGCCGCGGCCAGGGATGCCCAGGATGACATCATCGTCACCGATAAAGCCTTTCATCTTGCCGTCATCATCCATGTAGGATTCAGCGTAGGTATAAACCTCCAGGTTCAGAGCGGGGATCCGGCCCACAAAGGACACCTGGGGAGAAGTGATCCGAGGAGCGAAGGCGAACATGGACAGGTTGGCAGTAGACGGGATACCCATCCACTTCATGATCTGGTCATTGCTCAGCATGTACCCGGCCACGTTCTTACCTACGATCATCACAGTGGGAACCATACCGGAGGCTTCCTGGATCTTCAGGGATGCAGCGGTGATGTCATCATAGATGGTGGCGCCAGCCTTGTCCCAGGTGGTAGTAGGCACTACCTTTTGCGTAAAATTAAAGTCCACCGTATCGATGATGGTCAGCTTGCCGTCATCGGCATAGCCTTTGATGTCGTATTTACCGGTGGTCAGCAGGTCTGCGGCCATCTTGTTTTTCCGGTTAATGATTGCGGCCTGCAGGTCCGCCAGGTCTCTGGCCTGGATTTCCGCGGCACGCTGAGCCGGGGTCTTGGTGCTGACGAAGTTTTCGCCGAAACCTCTGTCGTTCAGCATTTCCGGATCTACCACACGGGAAGGCGCCATCATGGGGGGCTTGTAAAAAAAGTCGTCGAAGCCGTTACGTGCCAGTTCTACGGCCTTGCCGCCCCGAGTCACAAAGGGCGCCAGGTGGCGTTCGCCGGTGCGCAGCTGCACTTCGATGGTGCTGGTCGTAGCCGTTTCCGGTACGATGGGGAAAAAGGTGTCCAGCAGCAGGGAGGCCGGAGCCTTAAAACGTTCCACTGCAGACATCAGGGAGACAGTATCTTTCAGTCCAATCATGTTCAGTCCTCCTTACAGTTTGGCGGTCAGATGGATGCCGACTTTCCGCAGTTCGTCTTCGTGGGCGTCCACGGTGTCGCCGGAGGCCGCAATCAGCGCTGCCCGGTTAAACCGGCCGGTCACGTAGGCGGTGCAGACGGTGGCCTTTTCGTCCACGTCCCAGGCCAGGACGGCAGAAGCCACACCGGCTTTTGCGGTGGCGCTGGCAGCGCCTTCGGGGGTCACGGTCAGCAGGGTTCCTTGCTTCATGGCCGTGCCCGGAGTCAAAGTGTAGTTTTTCGTCAGCACGGGGATTTCCGGGCCGGCAAAAAGACTGTCAGAAGTAATGGTGTTCTTTTCAATGATCGCCATTTGCGTTAACCTCTTTTCTTGTTTACCAGGTTGACAATGTTGTCAACTTCGGCCTTGCTGTCATCGGCAGCAGAGTCGGGTTCAGTGATGCTGACCTTTACGCCAGCCGCACCGGACTGCATCTGATCGGTGATCAGGGCCTTCAGTTCGTCCAGGGATTTGTTTTCTACCTTGACGGCTGCTACAGCGTCCACATAAGGCTTCAGCTGTTCAGCGGTGGCGCCATTGGCCTTGCCCGTATCCACCAGGGCATTGACCATGGGGTTGTCCCCTTTCAGGGCATCCAGGGCTTTCACCCGGTCCGCTTCGGCCGCGGCCTTCTGGGCGGCTTCCGCTTTTTTATCCTGACCGTCCAAAAAGGCTTTCAGGCGGTCCATGATGCCTGCATCATTCGTAGTAGTCATTGGTTTTTTCACCTCGTTATTTTCACAGAGCTGTTTCAGGAGCCGGCTCCGGCTGGGGTCCAGGCTCGTCATCAGGACGTGGTTAACCATCACCCCGCCCCCGCTCATGGAGGCACTGACGCCATAATCGTCAACGCCATCCACGAAGCCATTGTCCAGGGCTTCCTGGGCAGTCATCCAGGTTTCCTCATCCATCATCCGGGCAATCTCATCCCGGGTCAGGGAGTCACCGCACCGATCACTGTAGACGTTGAGCAGGGTGTCTTTGGTCTTATCCATCTGTTCGATGCACTTGGCCAGGTCATCCCGGGTCAGGGTTTGATACCCAAAGCACATCATGGGGTTGTGGATCATGTACAGAGCGTTGGCCGGCATGATCACGTCATCAGCGGCGCTGGCCACCAGGGTGGCTGCACTGGCACAGATTCCGTCGATGTGGCAGTGGATCTTACCGGTATAAGCCTTCAGCAAGTTGTAAATGGCCTGGGCCTGGAACACATCCCCGCCCGGGGAGTTGATCCGTAGGGTCAGATCCTTGCCGCCCAGGTCCCGCAGGTCCTGCTGCAGCTCTTTGGCGCTGACCATGGGGTCATCCGGTAAAAAGGCGTGCCAGAATTCGGCATTGGGGCTGATTTCCCCGTAGATCAGGAGCTCCGCCTCCTGGGAGTCGGCTTCGTTTTTGATGGTCCAAAAATTAGGTTTTTGTGTCATTTTCTTTTTCACCGCCTTCCTGGGCGTTCTCCTGACCCCCGGACAGCACGTCCGGAGAGCCTACAGTCAGCCCCAGCTGCTTGATCAGGTCCTGCTCATAGGCCAGCTGCTCCAGATTTTCCTCCAGGTCACTGCCCGTCATTTCGGCGGCCTCCCGCTCCCGGGTGGTCAGACCGTACTGGACACGCAGGGCCGATCCAGTCACGTCCTTGACTGGGTCAAGGATGCTCATGCTGGGCCCGAACCAGTCAGCAGAGGCCCAGGCCTTCCGCTTGACAGGGTCCTCGAAGTAGCCCGGACACTTTACCCGGCCGGTCACTACGGCTTCCAGGAGCCACTGTTCGTAGATGGGCTGGCAGAAGTCAGCAGCAAACCATCTACGGCGGGTCTTAAATTCGTCCTGGGCCTGAAGCAAAGCTCCACGGCTGGCGGAGTAACTGGAGTTAAAGCATTTGAGCAGGACCTCATAAGGGATGTTGAGGGACGCAGCCACGCTTTTTTCCAGGTGCGTCATATAAGAGTCGTACGCGCTCTGGGCGTTGGAGCTGTCCACGGTCTTGACGTCCACGCCTTTGGGCAAGCTGTTAAGCTGACCCGGGCCCAGCTTGTACTGGGTGGTATCAACCACTGGCTCGTCGGCGTGGTCGTCGTCCGGCGCCCCGTAGGCGCTAGGCAAGATGTTGTCCAGGCTGTTGCTGGCCTGGGTTGTATTGGTAAAAAACACAGATAAAAAGCTGCGGATGATGGCAGCTGTCAGCTCGGCGTTACAGTATCTCCCGATCTGCTTGAGCTGCTCCAGCACCGGTGCCAGGTACGGCACTCCCCGGTACTGCTCGGCCCTGGAGTCATGGCACACCTGCAGGATGTTGGGCATCCCGGTGTGCGGGCCAAAGGCTTCCACCCGCTGCCAGGTCGTCGCCCCGTCGATGTTGACCAGGTCACCAGGCACTTTGTTGGAAATCCAGTAAGCCTGCAGCCGCCCATCCGGAGTGACTTCCACTCCGTTGATGATGTGGTTGCCGTTATCCGGGTTGAGCTGCTCGATGCCGTAAGCGTTGGCCTCGCTGTAGCAGGCCTGGGGGCCCAAAGGGTTGCTGACCCGGTTGGCTTCCAGCAGCTGGATCCGCAGTGTATATGGCATGTTGTAGGAGGGCGACGTCCGGCGGAACAGAGCGAAGCTGTCGCCATCAGTCAGATACGTCGCATAGGCGATGTTCTGCAGATCATAAAAGTTGTTCCTGCGCCGGAAATCGCACTCCTTGGATTCGGCCCAAAGCTTAAACTCCCTGACCGTATTCCTCTCCCAGTCTCTCGCTTCATCAGCCGTCAGCCCCAGGATCTTATAGGGGATGCGGGGAAAGAGTCTGAGCCCGGCTCCCACAGCGTGCATGGTACTGGTGACAATGGCAGCGCTGCCCAGTGGCGTGTTGATTGCCTGGTCAGCCGCCCTGTTTCGGAGCGTGATCAGATTGGCGTCAATGTCGCTCTTGCTGGAAAGGCGCTGTGGCCTCCAGCTCCGCAGGGCGTCCTTATGCCAGGATGCGCCGCCGTCACTGTACCCGCTGTTGATCATGGCCGGAGACCGGATCCGGGATTTTATAATTTTTTTTCGATTCCTTTTCAAGCCGTTGCCCCTCCCTTCAGTCCATCAGGACGACTCTCTTCGTGCTTCCTGCCGGTTCCAAGGGCTCGCCATCCAAAGTGGCTCCTGCTGCAATCAGATCGTCAATCGCATTGCGGATGGTGGCCAGGTTGGCACGGGTCAGAGTCCTGTTTCCGATGGTGTAGCTCTGGCCAGTCAGCACGGCCTGCTCTGCTTCCAGGTACATCTTTAACCTGGCATTTTGGATTTTATTGCCCATTTGATATCCTCCTTACCAGATCTGGGTGCCGCTGGACGCCTTGGCCGGCTTCTTTCGGTGGTTCTTTCTCGGGGTTTTCACATTGGGAGCTTCTTCTGCTTCCAGGATCGTCGCCCTGCCTCGAGCGGCCAACCCGTCCCAATCCGGATGCAGCGTCTGCATACAGGCCAGGTTATAATTCCGCAGGTCGAGTGGCTCGTTCCGCACCCCGGTGGTCGGCTCCCAGACCTCTCGATATTCCCCGTTCCGCTTGACCGTCTTCCGGTGCTCAGAGATCAACCCCCGAAAATATAGCGCATCATAGCCCCGGTTGGTCATAATGCCTTCTTCGTCCAGGGGGAAGTGAAAGAACATCGGACCAGGATGCTCAATGGTCAGCCGGTTCATGATCTGCTGCTTGCCATCATCAACCCCCAGCATCACCAGAGGGGCATTGAGACCTTTGGCCACACCCACCTTGTAATCCAGAGGGATGCCAGGCCCGCCCATGCCTTTTACCGCGAACCGCTGCTTCAAAATGTTTCTCTCGCAATACCGATATACGTTTCCTGTATAATGGCCGCCTGAGTCAATAAAGGTCCGAGTCACTCGTAGAGTGCTGCCGTCTGTAAATTTGTAGGCACGGTCCAGGACCTTATCCAGGTCGTTCCAGGTGCTGATCCGGTTCGGAGCTCCCAGGATGACCCCTTTCAGGATGCCCCAGCATTCCTCGCCTTCTCCCCAGCCGCAGATTTCGTATTCCAGCCGATTGTCCTGGACGTCTACGGCCGCAGTCAGGAGGAGCACGCCTTTCGGCAGTTCGGCTCCGTATTTCTCCCGACGCTGAAGTAAAAAATCGTCGGACTCAAAGGCCCCGGTTACCCGATAGCTCTCGCCGAAGCGCGTGTTCATGACGACCTTCTCACGGTCAGGGAAGCCCCGTGCTTCCAACCATTCCTTCATAACCTGCTTCCAACTGATCCAGGGAGAGGAGAAAGCATTGATATAAAAAGACCGGCAGCCCGTTTCCAGAGCTTCCGGATGTTGTGCTACATACTTCTGTGGCGCCGCTTTCATCTGTTTTTCGGTAAATGCGAACCCGCAATCCGGGCATCTCCACTTGACGCCCCGGACCACATAACGCTGCGTCCCCTGGATCTTGGCGCCCTTTTGAGCGTCAACCTCCATGTTGAGGTAGGACAGCTTATGATACTCGCCGCAGTTAGGGCATCGGTGCTGCCATTCCTCCTGGGTCCCTGCGTTATAGGCCACATCGATCCGACTGTCGCCTTCGTTGGTAGGCGTCGAGAAGAGCCCCATGACCCGGTTCCAGTAGGTCGTCATTCTTTTGGCTGCAAGGTCGATGGGATCGCCTTCCGTTCCGGCCGATGCCGGGAAGCGGTCCACTTCATCGCAGAGCAGGATCCGGATGGGACGAGACGCCAGCCCCGCCGGGCTATTAGCCCCACCCATGATCAGTCGGCCGCCTGGAAACAGCTTGGACAGGATCGTATTACCCCGGTCCCGACTCTTCACATCTGCGAAGATATCGGAGAGGACCTTGGTGTCCCGGATCATCGGTTCGATTCGGGACTTGGAAAAATCTTCAGCCATATCCACCGTGGGCTGGACCATCATAATGGAGCAGGGATCCAAATGAGCGAACCGACCGATAATGTTATTCATGATGTCGCTCTTTCCGATCTGGCTGCAGCTCTTTACCACCACCTCATGGATTCCCGGCTGGGTAAAGCTGTCCATAATGTCTTTTTGGTAAGGTGCCCGGCTGGTTTTCCACCGGCCCGGCTCCGCTGCCGTGCTGGGGAGCATCCGGTAGGTGTCAGCCCATTCGGAAACGGAGGTTTTGGGCAGCGGCTTCAGGCCATGTTCGGACACATACCGCCAGAGGGCTTCAGCACTCTTCATCGGAGTCCACCCCCTCTGCCGGTTCTGCATTCATAAAAAGATCCGGGCTGTAACTGGACAGCTCGGACAGTTTTTCCTCGATTTCCTTTGTGAGGGTCGTATAGATTTCTTCTTTTTTCTGGCCTTCCAGGATGGGGGCCAGCTTGGCCGGCAGGCCCAAAAGCTGGGTCCGCAGGTTGGAGGCCATTTCGGTCATGACCAGCTCAACCGTTTTTGCCGGGTAAACGCTCCCCTGGAGCTCGGCCAGCTTCAGCTCGGCGATTTCCCGCTTTGCTTTTTCGTGCCGGGCCCGTTCCTCGTTGAGGTCAGGAGCGTTCCCGTCGGGGCTTCCGCCGCCCCGCTGGCTGTAATAATTCTTAATCGATTCAACAACAAAAACGCCGCCCCGGGAATCCTTGGGATCTCTGGTGACCACGCCCTCGTCGATGAGCTGGTTAATGCGTGCCGATGTGAGCCCAAGGGCTTTTGACATCTCTTTTTGTGTCGCAGTAAGAGACTTAAGGTCTTTTGAGATTTTCACCCTGGCTCACCTCCCATTTGCGTTAACCTGGCAACTTAGGCCGAAAAAAATTTTGCAACTAGCACGTTTTCGGGGCTCGATAGACCCGCGGCTTCCGCGTGCAAGGGAGAAGAACCTACCAACTCCACAAATTCAACCCAGCTTGCTGTGTGCTACTGGTGGACACTCGGTCCCCCGTGTCGCTGCCGAGACGCTCACACCCGCTGACTGACGGCAGCAGGAAAGGATAGCAAAGCTGCGCCGCCAGTCAGCAGGCGTCGGCATCTCACGCCGGACGACAAAAGAAGGCATGAGAAAAGCCGCCTGATCATAGGCGGCTTTGTCCCACTTAGAGGGGTCCTTGTTGAGTAGTCGTGTCGATAATGGCGCTGCGCCCTTGTCGCTCACTTCTTACAGCATACATGATAGCACATGCCTGGCTGGTTATGTTGTGCTATTCCCGGTTATTTTGTGTTTTTTTCGCCGGGGAAATCCACGGAATCCAGATACCCCGGGTATTCCTTCGCTACCCGGGCTTCGAATTCCGCCACGGCCACCGGATACAGATGTCTGACATAGTCCTCGCTTTTACCCAGCACGTCGGCCACCCGCTTCCACGGCCTATGGTTGACGATGCGGGTCATAAGGACAATCCGATTTTGGTCGGTCAGCATCCGTCCGATCATCTCCCTGGCCACTTCTCTCCACTTGATCAGGGTGTCCCAGTCGGCATTGAGTGCCTCCTCCACCTCCATCAGCCGGGCTACCTTGTCTGCCATATCCATGGGCTGACCGCCGTCCACACGATCCCTGGATGTATCCACACTCTTGAGATGGACCATATCCGCCTGGATCTTGCGAATCTCATCCTCTTTACAGGCCAGCCCATCCTCCAGCTCGTAGATCCGTCGTAAAAACTCTGCCCCGGTCATAAGCAGCCTCCGCGTCGCTGAAAGACCGTCTGCACCTTACATATCAAATTGTTCGTCATTTTTTGCCCTCCACAAACATCAGCTGCAGGAATCGCTTTTTCACAGTTTGTTCGGCTTCAATCTGCTTTTCTATCATCTCGGAAGCTGCATCTACCCGGGCGATTGAATCAGCAATGATATCCTGCGTCCTTTTATCTTCATGGTAAGTAATGGTAAGCCTTTTCGTCAAGATGGGATACTGCATGTTGATTCCAGACTGATATTTGTGAGCGAACTCTGGTGCAGCACGCTTTACCACCAAGAAAAAATAGCGCCGATTAATCCCCGGCCTAGGATCAATCACGGCATACCGAGTTGAAACCGGACCGTCCTTCGGCAAAAACTGTACCAGATCCGGACTGGAAGCGCTCAATGGGTACAATGTACAGCCCGCGGGGTAAATCTTCCCGTCTTTTGCCCGCTCGATATCGGCCAGCTCGGCGGCTCTTCGCTTCTTCCAGCGGTTAAAACAGACTGATTTCATCTGATGCCTCCTTTTCAACTTTCTTTCGTCGTTTAAGAGTTTCTTGCATCATTGATTCCGCCCCTCTTATTTCGGCTTCACGTTCTGGGTTGGCTCCGGTAAGCATATTAACCATATCCGTTATTCCGCGCATCGTATCTGTAATCTCGGCGTCAATGGCCTGTATCTCTTTCCACGACTCGCGCAGATCCGGAACCTCTTCCGGCTCGTAAGAATCGACATACCTGGGAATATTTAAATTGCAGTCGTTCTCCTGGATTTCATACGGCGTGACCAAAGCAGCTAACCGTTCAACCGTTTGCCGTTTTGTGTAGGCATCAACGATTTTTTGCAAATGCGGCTCTCGCATGACGTTGTTCTTTCCGACTTTTTCGCATTCCTTGCTGGCGTTAATGAACAAAACGTCTTTATTGGTTCGGTTTTTCTTCAGGATCAATAAGCAAACAGGAATGCCTGTATTCATGAACATGTTTTCCGGAAGTCCAATGACCGAATCAATCAGATTGCGTTCCAGAAGCTTTCGCCGAATCGCGGCTTCCTTGTTGCCACGGAATAAGACCCCATGTGGAAGGATTGCAATCAATGTGCCGCCGTCTTCCAACATCCACAGACCGTGAAGCACGAAGGCAAAGTCTGCTGCATTGGTCGGCAAAGGCTCATACTCTTCAAACTGCTTTGCTTTTACGGGCTTCCACTTGATGCTGTACGGAGGATTCATGATCACAACAGGATATCGCTGCAGTGCTCCGTAACCGTTTCGAATACCATCTGAATCAATGAGAAAGCTTTCGTTGGTTTCGCCGGTCAGGGCATCCGTCTGCCTGACCTCGCTATTTACGCCGCGGACTCCCAGGTTGCACAACAAAAACGGAATTGCCCGGGATGCCAGCTCTTCACAGTAAAAATGTGCTGTAGGAAAACGCGCCCACACGCTCAAAGACAGGGCTCCGGTGCCCGCACAGACATCAGCATACACAGATGATTCCGGCACGAGTTTTGCTACAAGATCCGCAAGACAGTCAGGAGTGTAATCCTGCTTCAGCTTATCCCTGTCGCCGTGCTCTTTCTGGAATATATCCCGCAAGGTATCCTTGCCAGACAGTTGGCCATCTGCCCGCATCTCGGCAAAAAGCGCCACCCTGGACGACGCATTTAGCAGCATTTCCATAAGCAGGTCGGGCACCTTGTAGGACTCAACGCCATGCAGGCGTTCAAGAAGCCGGGTCATAAGCAGCCTCCGGCCACCCACAGCAGGGCCATGGCCACAAAAACGATCAAGCCCACCATAGCAGCCGTGAGGCTCCAGTCATCGTGCATCCGTATCTCCTCCTTTCCGGGTCTCAAAGACCCGCAGCATAGTCAGGCACTCTATGGCCTTGTCCAGGTCCTGCAGGCCGTTTTTTTTGGGATAGCGATAAATGTATTTGACGGCGCACCCTATCAGGTAGGCGGCGATCCCGTCGGATCCCCGGCACAGCTCCCGGGCAATCTCGATGCACTCCGGACCACCTCTCCAGGCATAGTGTCCTGGATGGTGGACCGGATCAGCCTCTGCCATCTCGGACTCCGGATCTGTCCGGGGGTCCGGCAGGGCAGCCTTAGCCTCGGACTCTTTTGTCACCTTAGGCTTGCGGCCTGGACGTTTTTTGGTCGCCAGCGCCTCTGGATTCACCCGGTGTTTGGGGCAATCATCATCTGTTACGTCATCGATAAGAGCTATGGGCTGGACACCCATACACAGCATCTGGCCCCCATCCGGGACGGCCATATTACATCTGCGGCACCGCTGTGCCGTTTCTTTGCTTGTCATTTTTATTCTCTCCTTTCTCATAGTCCCATCAGTTCTGCCCTTAGGCAGTCTTCCTGCCGCTTAAGATAGTCTCGCAGCCGGCTGATCCGGTCCAGGGATTGCAGCAGCACATCGTGGGCCCTGCGATCTCCATACGGATGGGCCAGCTTGGCCGCCAGGTAGGACATATCCGTTTCCCCGCCTCCCAGCTCGTTACTGATGTTTTGCAGCTTGCTTTTGATCACCAAAGTCTTATCTGTCATTTTTTGGCCGCCTCCTTGGCAAAATCGTTGATGTACCACAAAAAGGTCGGGAGGGTCACGTTAGGATACCGATGGCCCTCGTAGCAGCTCCTGCCGGACGATACGTGGCCATTTAGGTCGCATTTAAAGACCATAAACTCGTATCCCGTATCCGGCGTCCACCGCAGGTCTGCTTTGTAGTTCTGCCGGCCCACCAAAAGCTGGGCGGTCAAAAAGTCACCGATATAGACACCCGGATCGTGTCCAAACCGGCGCCCCAGGGCCAGCACCTCATCCGGTACATCATAATGGCCACCCCACATATCCACGATTTCCAGGCGCCCGATTTTCCTGCCCCGATATTGCGGGATGGGATAGGTTTGATCTTTCATTCCTCGTCCTCCTTTGCAAAGGCTTCCATAGCCTTTTCGATATGATCGGTCATCCTCTTCAGTCGGACGTCCCCAAAGCCGAATTCCGCCCTCAGGGCATCCCGGCAATCACTAATGCCCAGGTTGTAAATCTGGCTGCTGTACTCCAGCAGCCAGAGGCGGAACTCCGGCAGGCTCATGGCCTTGATGCGCTTCAATTCCTGTCGGCTCACGCCCGGTATCCGTTGCCCGTCCATCTCACCTTACCCCCGTGCTCCCAAAGCCACCGTTGCCCCGCTCGGTCGGTGTCAGCTCGTCCACCCGCACCAACTCAACCGGGACGTTAAACAGCAGTTGCGCGATACGGTCTCCGTGATAGATGGCATCCTCTTGCTTCCAGCTTGGGACGTCGTAGTCCGGGTCAATCTCACGATACAGCATACAGACCTCTCCGCGGTAATCGCTGTCAATGAGCCCCACACCGATGGGGCAAACCAGCATCGTTTTTACCCCCATACTAGACCTGGCAAGGACAAACGCATGGACGCCCTCCGGCATCTCAAGGGCAAACCCCAACGGGGTTTTGGTCGTGCAGCCGTTAATGCCAGGAATGAAATGCAGCTTGCGGCCGGAGTCGTAATACTGGTCCTCCCCCGTCCCATCAATCCGGGCGTAACAGTCATAAGCCGCCGCGCCTTTGGTTTTCTTCTTCGGCATCTGCCCGCCGGGAAAGATTTTAATTTTCACTTTAATCGGCCTCATGTTTCTCCTCCTCCTTATTCGTCATATTTCATTACTTCGTCAATGGCCGCTGCTACAAACTTGCAAGCCGGCTCTGCATAATGATGATCATCGCCCCAGTGATGCCAGCCCGCGAAAGCTCTGTGTACTGCTTCGTCTACAATGTTTGCCACATTGTCCCGATCACCCAGGTCATTGGTGCTTATTTCGCCATCTTCATCAAAGGTCTGCAAGATAAATTCAGTGACCAGTTCTTCGCCCTTTACAGGGTGGTTCAATTCCCGGATCCGGTCGATAAAGTCCAGCTTGTCCTGGACTCTGTATGCCTTTGCCGTGCCTTCCGTGTAATCACGGAAAGCTTTCCGGATTTCTTCGCGAAATTCAGCTGTCACTGCGCTTTGAGGAGTAATACAAACTTGCACTCCTCTGGGGAAATATAAGATTTTTTCCATTTTTTACACTCACTTTCGTTATATTCATTCTTTATGCAAGAGTATTAAATCCGTGTCTAGCTCAATAAACGGCAGCAACTCTTTCAGCAACACCTTCGCCGCCTCCTACATCAGCAGAATATATTTCCACAGGGCAATGGTGGCCCCCAAAATCAGGGCCAGCCCTGCAAACAATCCAAGCAATACAACCGCTTTCACCAGTTTGTTCATTTTGGCAACCTCCATTTCTTGATTCTCGCTTTCAGCGACTCCAACACCTTCTCCTGGGAGGCGTCCTTGTCTCCCAAAGCTTCCACCAGATCTTCGTCCCGAGTTCCGGTGCAGATCAGCTGGTGGATGATGACGGGCTCTTTCTGCCCCTGCCGGTGCAGGCGCTTGTTGGCCTGCTGGTACAACTCCAGGCTCCAGTTGAGGCCGAACCAGATGATGTGATGGCCGCCATCCTGGAGATTGAGCCCATAGGCCGTGCTGGCCGGATGGGCCAGCAGGACGTCAATCTTACCGGCGTTCCAGTCGATTTCTTCCCGGGCCCCCGTAAATTCCCGGACCCGCAGCTTGCTCTTAGCCAGAGCCTCCAGCAGCCGGTCCTTGTCGTGCTTGAAATTGTAAAACACCAGGGCATGCTGCCCGTGCAGCTGCTCGATCAGCTCCATAAAGGCCTCGATTTTGCAGTCATGGACTAAGTGGACCTGATGGTCATCGTCATACAGGGCTCCGTTGGCCAGCTGCTGCAACTTGTTGGACAGGGCCGCCGCGCTGGCCACATCGATATCCCCATCCGGCAAGGACAGGACCATCTTTTTTTCCAGCTCGTTGTAAGCCTTCTTGGCCTTGGCATCCAACTCCACCGGGATGTCATGGACGATACAGTCCGGCAGCTGCAGGTAGTCAGACGCTTTCATGCTGATGCAGATATCCGATATTTTGGACAGTACTGCATCGGCCGCCCCCTCTTTGGGGTCATACTGATAGATCACATCCCGCCCCCGCCTGCCCGGGTCAAAGTACCGATTGCGGAAATGGGTGTAATATTTCCCCAGCCGTGCGCCTCCGTCCAGCAGGTAGATCTGGCTCCATAGGTCCATCAGCCCGTTGGGCGATGGCGTCCCGGTCAGCTCCACGATCCGCTTGATGTGGGGTTTGATGGAGGCCAAAGATTTAAACCGTTTGGCACTGTGGCTTTTAAAGCTCGATGACTCATCGATCACCACCATGTCAAATGGCCAGGTGTTTTGGTAGTAATCCACCAGCCAGGTTACATTCTCCCGATTGATGATCCAGATATCTGCTGGGCTCAGCAGGGCTTTGATCCGCTGCTTCGTGCTGCCCAGCACAGCCGAAAAGCGTAGGTGCCGCAGGTTGTCCCATTTGGCCGCCTCCCTCTGCCAGGTGGCTTCCGCCACTTTTTTGGGGGCGATGACCAGGCATCTCCGGATGGCAAACCGCCCGTACCGCAGCTCATTGATGGCGGTCAAGGTGATGGCCGTCTTGCCCAGCCCCATGTCCAAAAACAGACCCACAGCCGGCTTATCCAGGATGGCCTGTACACAAAACTCCTGATAGGGATGTGGGACAAACCTCATTCCGCCCCCACCTCCTGATCACAGGCTGGCCTGATGTCCTCCGGCAGGTTATGCGCCTCCAGCAGGTAGGCGGCCACGGCATCGGACCCCCGCAGCACCCGCACATTACAGCCCAGCGCCCGCAGTCGGTCGAGTACGATCTTCTGTCGGGGGCTCAGCACCCCGGTCTCCGTCTTCAGCTCGATAAAGTCCACCCGGCCCCCCGGCCATACTACAATCCGGTCAGGCACACCAACGGTGCCGGGGCATACCCATTTGTAGGCGGTACCGCCCAGGGCTTTCACACCCCGGACCAGCCGCCTCTCTACATCCCGTTCCAATTCGTGCATAAATTCTCTCCTTTCTGCATAATTATGCTGCTTTAAAACTTTCCTGCTACATTGACTACAAACTTTTTTATATATACCTAAATTAAAGGGTGTAGGCGTCGTATACGTATGTGCGCTCTATAATACCCTTTATTTTTATATATATAGATAAAGAATGTAGTCAATGTAGTAAAAGGGAGTAACTCCAGTACTGGTGCTGGTTTCAGCGGCTACATAGGGTGACTACATTCTCCGAGATTGTAGTCAGTTTTTCTCGACCCGTTTGGCCATCCCTAAAAGAATGTAGTCTTGGTGTAGTTCGATTTTTATGCGTCAGCGGTTGCGTTCGAATCCTCTCTGATTGCCATAGAGACCAAACCGTCTGGGCGATTTGCTCCGGGTCCAGCCCGGAGTATTTGCCAGGATCTGGTTGATCTCCACCGCGTCTGCCCGCCTCATGGACCTAGGGTCGCCCCCAAAGCACTCGCACCAGATTTCCAGGGCACAGACCTTCTCCCGGGGGCATAGGACCTCATTGGGGCCCAGGGCGTAATTCCCAGCCCAGAACATCCTCCGATTATTAAGGCTCAGTCCATCATAGTTCCCGGGCACGTCCTTTTCTACGAAGTCCTGGATCATGCCCTCCTTGACGCTGTCCTCCCGGTGCTGGGCCTGGGCCTGTTTGGCCAGGCTGTCCAGCTCTGGCGTATCCATGTACAGGGGCTCTCCTTTTTTCCACAGTTGCACGGCTTCTGCCCACAGCTGGTCCACCTCTCCTGGCAGCTCCCGCCATATATCTTTGATGGGTGCCCGGACCCCCACGTCCACCGGCCAAAAGCGCCGGCTCCCTGTGGGATCCTTTAAAAAGTCGTGGTTATTGCAGGTTCCAAAAAAGACGCCCTTTCGGGGGTATCGCCCTGTATGGCGGCCATACGGCTGCCGGTACACGTCGTCGCACCGGCTCAAGAACTGCTTGATGACATCATCCTCGCTCTTGTTGTAGCCGGTCATCTCCCCAATCTCGTTGATCCAGATGCCCTGGATCATCTCTGCCGCTTCCTTGCCTTTGAAGCTCTGGAGGGAGTCGGAGTGCCAGTCTTTGCCGATGGTTTTTAAAAACGTCGTCTTGCCGATGCCCTGGGGGCCCACAAAGACCGGGACGTAGTCATACTTGCATCCGGGAGTCTCCACCCGGGCCACAGCTGCAGCAAAGCTTTTCCGGGCCACGGCTCGTGTGTACGGGCTGTCCTCAGCCCCCAGGTAGTCCCGCAGTACAGTGGCCACCCGGGGTTTTCCATCCCAGGTCAGACTATCCAGGTAGTCCCGGACCTCGTTAAATTTGTGCTGCTCGCTGACCAGCATCAGGGCTCCGGTCAGCTTGTCCCGGCCGGTGATGTGATAGGCCAGCTCAAAATACCAGGCTACGCCAGCGTCGTCCGTATCCGTCCAAAGCCGCTTGCCGGTCTCCGAGGACCAGGGCAGCTGCCCCAGGACAAGGCCGCGGGTCGAGAACTCGTCCACGGCGATTTTGCCTTTGAGCCGTGGGTCGTAGTTAAAGATCCGGATGATGTTATCCATGGTCTTTTTCGGATGGCCCGTGTTGGGGTCCATGGCAATCTTATGGGAACGCATCCAATCCACATCGATCTTTTCCGGAGCAGCCTCTGCCCCGTCCTCATCCGGCCCGGCGCCCATGTCGCTGAAGACATTGGCCACTTCCTGGGCGGATGTCCGGTTGAGCTCCATCAGCACATCCTGGTCCTCCATGGCCAGGCGTTTCATGGTCTGGTAAGAGGGCATCTTGTTGACGGGTGTCCCGGGCTGGGCGCTGGTGTCCAGGTTGGCAAACCGGTGCAGACGCACCAGGTCAAATGCGTTGACCAGCTGATCGCAGCAGGGGTCGGTGGCGTGATGGCTGTACAAAAACTTGCCGTCATCGTAGAGCACGGCCCCGGCCACGGTGGTTCCGCCGGTGTAGGTCATCCGGTCCTCGTGGTCCGTATCTGCATAGGCGTTGGGTAGATAACGGGCTAGAGCCCGACGGATGTCGTAGACCCGGCAAAAGGCGCCCACGATGCCCGGTTTTTGTGTTGGGTCCGCCTGTTTAGAGAGGGCCACCTTGGCCTGGAGCTCTTTACCCGGCACTGTCGGCCAGGACTGGACGTCCCGCCAGTCGTCGTACTGGGCCAGTATGCCCGATGCACTGGCAAAGGGCAGGTCGTCTGTGGCATAGACGTACTGGCTGTCGCTGGAGCATGACGGCCAGAACATCAGCCGACTGGCTTCAAAGGTGGTCGGGTCGCAGTGGTCGATACCGATCACCGCTGCCAAGCGTCGTGCGATGGGTTCATATTCGTCTGCCGTTACCGTCCGATCCAGGGGCAGGATCACCCGCAGCCGTGGCCGGATGGGTGCATGGCTCCGGGTGGAGTACACCACGTAGGCGATCCCCAGGGAGCCCACCCGCCGGAGGAGGCTGTCCGTCCCTCCGGCCTCGATCGTATCCATGTCGAGGGTGACCAGGTCACGGCCGGTCACCGCTGATGCCTTCCGCCGGGGGCCGTTGAGCGTGCCTCCCACAAAGCCGCCCACGTCCTTCAGGGCGCCCTGCCGGCCCTTGGGCAGGTGGATGTATGCGTCATAGGTCTCCTCGGTCCTGAGGGGCGTTTTGAGCCTGTCCACGAAGGCGGACCACATCATCTCCGTCCCCACCCAGTTGATGGAGTTCTTGGACGGGGCGACGCTGATCCGGATCCTGCGGTCATTGATCATACCTGGTCACCTCCTTTCGGTTGATTTGTCATAACGGTCAATCCTTTTTATAATACGGACTCACAAAACCGTCCGCATTGAGCAGCAGGCCCGGGGCCCAGTCGATGGGGGCACACATGAGGGCCACCACCCGGTCCAGCTCGTCGTCATGGAGCTTGGCTTTGGGTACCTCCAGCACCACCTCGTCATGGATGTGCATGAGAGGTTTATAGCCCTGCTGCACCAGCCGCCGTATGGCCGTGGCCAGGCAGTCACGAGCTACTGCCTGGGTGATGTTTTCCACCAGCTTGCCACTGTAGGTCCCGTTGTAGATCCACCGCGTCCCCACCCAGGTCTTGTACCGGATCTCCTCGCCGCCAAACCGGTTGGGCCCGGTCATGGGCTGGGGATAGTAGAGCTTACGCCCGCTGGGTAGCTTGACCGTCAGGTAGTCGTAGCCGTACTGCAGGTTGGCTTCCCGGGCAAAACACATCCCGTGTCCGATGTCCTGGGCCTCTGCTTTGGCCATGGCGTCCATGGCGGCCTTCTCCACCCGGTACCAGTAGGCCTTGATGTTGGGGTTGGCCTCCCGCCATTTTTGTACGATACCCGGCAGCTCGTCCTCCGTGAGGCCCATCTTGAGAGCTCCCATGGTGATGAGGGCGTTGGTCCCACCCCCGTAGCCCAGGGCCAGCTCTGCGATTTTGCCCTTTTGCCGAAGCTGACCGTTGATGCCATGTTTGACCACGGGCACTTTAAACATGGCACTGGCGGAGGCGCAGTAGATGTCGCCATTGTCTTTAAAGACCTTTTGGCGCCACGCCTCTCCAGCCAGCCAGGCCAGCACCCGGGCCTCGATGGCCGAGAAATCGGCCACAACAAAGACACTGTCGGGCTTGGCGATAAACGCGGATCGGATCAGCTGGCTCAGAGTATCGGACACCTTGCCGTAGAGCAGCCGCAGCTCCTCCAGGCTGCCCCGTTTGACCAGGGCGCGGGCTGTGTCGATGGCCATAGGTACGTCGTGGGGCAGGTTTTGGACCTGCACCAGCCGGCCGGACCATCTCCCGGTGCGCCCCGCCCCGTAGTACTGCAGGGTCCCCCGGATCCGTCCGTCCATGCAGGTGGCCCGGTCCAGGGCCTCGTACTTGCTGACGCTGCTCTTGGCCAGGCGGCTCTGGATGTCCAGGACCTCCCGGATATCTCCCGTGGCCGTCTTGAGGGCCTCTTTGACCGTCTCCTTGGTCAGATCCGGCAGGTCCGCCCCATGCTCCTTGAGCCATGGCAGCAGCTGCGCCCGGCTCCCCGGGTTGGGGAGTCCGGTCAGTGCTTTGGACCGGGTCATCAGCTCCTCCCGGTTGGCCTCGTTGATCTTGAGGGCACCGGCCACCAGGGCTCTGTCCACCTGGATGCCCCGGGCGTTGATGTAGTAGTCCGTAACCCAGTCGTCCTGGACCTCTTGCGGAACCGGGAACGACTGGAGCCGCTTGTAGTCTTCCATCTCGGTCACAACGTCCATGCGGTTGTAGACTTTAAACAGCTCCCACTTGTCCGGATCCCCGTAGGGCTTATTCCGGGTCCGCCCGCCGTTGGTACGGGTGGGCTTGCAGGGTTTGCAAAAATAACTGATCAGGGACTTTCCTACACTCATCTTTTGCTTGTCCTCCGGCAGGCCCAGTACTTTGCCCAGGCGGGCCAGTCCGGCCGGATATCCCAGGTACATCCCATGGATCATGGTGCAACGCCATTGATCAGCCGGCGTGTACATCCCTGCCCGGTTGAGGCAGGTGATCTCAAAGGCTGCGTTGTATGCGTGTTTGATCACATCCGGATTGTACAGGTCTTTGACGACCTGCTCCGGTATTGTCTCCCCCTGGGCCAAGTCCACCACCTTGACGTCACCGAAGTCATAGCTGTAGGCAAAGAGCAGGATCTCAAAGGCTGAGGTGTCCACGTATTTAAAGACGCCCACGGACCCGATGTCCTGGTCGCTGTATGTTTCGATGTCGATGCTCAGATGATGCTGCATTGGTCGACCCTCCTTTCATCAGAGTAAAAAGAGGGCCCTTCCGGGCCCCCTGTGTTACATCGGCTGCCCGGTCAGCGGGTTGATCTTGGGAGCAGCTCCCTGGTCGGAGCCGCCCATGGCGCTAAAGACACTGGCTGCCGTGGGAGCGTCGCCCCCAAAGCTTTCCCCGTCAGCGGTTTTTTGCACAGGCCCCAGCCCAAAGCCGATGCCCTTCTTCGCCACGTACACATACGGGTAGACGTTGATGCAGACGTTGGCATACATCCCGCTGTAGATCTGGGTGGGGTCCAGAATCTTGTTGAGCTGCCGGTCCACCACTTCTACCGGCTGGTCGGCTTTGGAGCTGGCGGTCATAACCCACATGCCTTTGCACTCCGGACCGAATTCCGTGCCGTCCTGCTTGACTCCGTCCCCGTCATGGATGGGGGTGGGGCAGATGGGAGGCACCTGGCCGCCCCATTTCTTTTCCCGGCCCCAGTCCTTGGCGGCCTCGATGGCTGCATCCAGCTTGGCTTTGCCTGCCGTGTCCGTCTTGGGCAGCAGGATGGTCACAGAGTATTTTTCCTCCTGGCCGGGCTGTGCAGCATAGGGTTTGGTCAGATGCACATAGGACAGTCTTACGTTTTCCAGCACTACTTGGGTATTTCTCATGTTTTCGTTCCTCCTTAAAATGGTATTGCTTCGTCGTCAATCGGTCTGAACACTTGTTTTGCGGTCGGTTTGTTGGTAATGGCCGGCCGTTTGTCGGCTTCCGGGACGAGGGTAGGCTTGCCCGGCTTTTTGTCGATGTAGGAGCCTACCAGGGCGGCAAACTCCTTTTTGCCCACCACTTTTTCGGCTTGGGCCAGGGTCAGTGGCACCCGGTTGTACAGCATGGCCTCGTCCGTCCCATGGTCCATCAGGACCTTAAATGCGGCCTCCTGGTCCGTAAAGGTCCGGCTGCCTCTGCCCTCCACTGCTTTCCAGCCGGGCACGTCCTGGCCGTCCAGGCAGAGGGTCAGGCCATACTCCTGCATATCCTCGGCCCAGGCTTTGAGCAGTTTGGCAGCTTTGAGGTACCGGCCCAGGTCCTCTGGTGTCATCAGCCTTGGGTCCGGATGGGCCTCGGCGTCCTTGGCCATGGCGGCAAAGTACTCCGCCCGGGCCTTGCACTGCTGTTTTGCCCGGCAGAACCGGCACCAGTCCCCCGGCTCAAAGCGCCCCTGCTCCCCGGACGCCTCCTGGGCTGCCGGTTTGACCACCTTGTCCGCCCAGTCCAGGAGATCCTGATAAGGCATCTCGTCGGTACTGTAGTTACTCAGCCGGGGCTGGATGATAGTCATCCGTACCGTCCGGATCTGCCACAGCATCTTGTAGAGGTCCGCAGCTCCCAGGGCATACAGCCTCATCTGGGGGTTGTCATGGGCGTCCACCTCTACGCCTTTGCCGTATTTAAAGTCAACGATGTGGAGTGTGTCGTCTCCCACTACGATGCAGTCAGCGGTCCCAAAGCCCCCGGGCACCCAGGCGGAAAAGTCCACCCGCTGCTCACAGGCCACATGAGGCTTGTGAGGATAGGCCAGGATGATGGCCTTGACCCGATCCAGGTAGTCATCGGTGTAGCCGTCCATCTCTTTTTGGTACTCCGGCTCCTTTTTGAGCTTGCTGAGCCGTCGGGTGTATGTGGCTTTGCCCATGGGCTCCACGGCAAACTTGCGCAGCTTTAACTCGCAGATGGCGTGGGCCAGGGTCCCCTCTTTGGCGTAGGCGCTGGAGGTGTCCGGGAAGCCCTGCTCCAGCTTGGGGGACCCTGTGCAGTGCATCCACCGGGCCGCCCCAGAGGCGGAGAGGAGGGCGTGGGCTGTCATAAGGCCGCCCCCAGGGCCCGCAGGTCAACGGCCACATTGCCGTACTGATCCTCGGGGATGTCGGTAAAGCTCTTGACCCCGTACTTGGCCGTCAGGGCCGAAAGCTCCTGGAATTTGCCCTGGTCCATGAGCGGTGCGGCAGCCGTCAACAGGTCATTGAGGCTGTAGGTCCGTGCCGGAGCCGTGGGCACTACTGGTGCAGGCTGAGGGGCTGGTGCCTGTTGCGCAGGCTGTACCGCAGGCGCAGGCGGGAACAGAGCTCCGGTCTGCTGCGGATCAACAGCTTTTGGCGCAGCCTGCTGCGGTTGTGCAGCGGGAGCCGGTGCGGTAGTCGGTTTGGTTTCCGGGGCCTTGACCATCGGGGCCACAGCCCCGTCGATGGCATCCAGGCTCCGGACGACGGTGTCGACCAGACGGACCATATAGTCGTCACAGGTTAGCTTGATGTTGATATTTAAATCCATGGTTTTTATCTCCTTTCGATTTGTGGTATAATTGAGTTGGACATTTTTTCAATTGGCCTGCTTTTGTGAGCAGGTCTTTTTTTCTGCTTCTTCGATCGCCCTCACCCCCCTTCAGTTCATTTTTTCGGGGTCAACTTCTTCATCGGCTCCGCTGTCGACTCTTTCGTTGATCTCCTTGGCCAGCTCCGGGTTGACCTTTTCCAGCGTTTCTCGGCAAATGGTCACCAGGTAAGTAAGCTGATCTTTTGGATCATCCAACTGTTCCAGGGCTTCGCTCAAAATGGCAATCGCTGCGCAGGCGCCAAAAGACAGGTTTATGTGTATGTTGGAGGCCACGTTCCAGCTTTTCCGGCCTTTTCTGTCATCCACAGAGTTCCCGGCAGAAATGGTCCAGCAACTAAAGCCAGCCGCTTTGAGGACACTCTCTGCCTGGGCCAGGGCTGCTTTCCTGGTCGCTGACAGTTTTTTGGTAAGCACAAGGCTGGTATCATTCTTGGTCATGCTGTTTTCTCCTTTCTCGGTTGAGGTATGCTGTCATGGCATCGGCTTCGCATCGGCAGTTGTAGTCCTCTTTGTAGTAGTCCTTCAGGGTTTTTGTAATCAAGACCTCCCGGAGCAGCCGGTACCGTCCGGTGGCAGGGTCCTTGACCACCTTCCAGGCTTTTTCCGTGATCCGGCAGTCAACCCACGGTCGGGACAGGTCCGTGGTCTGGTCCCCAAAAAGGTCCTCCATAAAGGGCACTCTCTTTTGATTGTCCATAGTCACGCCTCCGCTACCAGCTCTAGCCCGGCCTGTTTAAAGATGTCGTAGAGCATGGCTGCAGCGTTGTCCATATGGACGTTGACCACATGGTCCTGCTTCCCGCTTTGCAGGTAGCGGATAATGACCTTTTCCCGGTCCGGGTCAAACTCCATTTGTACGTAGACTCCGGCCGCCGACAGGGCTCTCATCAGATGCTTCAACGCATCTCTCTTGGCCCGCCGCTCCAGCAGATCTTGGTGCCTGTGCCACGCCTCGATGATGTCGATTTCCCGGCCGGCATCGTCATAGTCAGTTATCATGATTGATCACTCCTTTATCGTTTGACTCGGATCTGCAGCACCTTCCCCGGCTGCAGGGTCCCCGGGTCTGTCACATCGTTGTCCACCCGGGCCCGGTCGATGATGTCCCGGATGTCCTCTGAGCTGTCCAGCTTTGAGCAGATGTCCCACAGGCTCTGTCCTGGCAGGACCACCCGGGCCACCGTATCGTACTCCGGCGCCCGCCGGTCCGTCTGGGCCATAAGGGCGTCCGCCCCGTGGCTCAAAAGGGTCAGCCCTGACGCCACCAGTACGACGGCTGCAATTTTATCGGCTGTCCTCATCGGTCTCACTCTCCTTCTGTCGGCGTTTCAAATCCGTCATCCATCATGTACTGGACCTTTTGGCGCTTGACCTGCAGGTCCGTCAGCGTGGACGTCAGCCCCATCACGCTTGTACGGGGCAGATCCCGGACCGCCTCCACCAGATCATCTACGGCGTCCAAAAAGGCGTCGTCGACTAGGTATCGTATCAGCATCTGCGCTCCCTCCTTATCAGACTGGCCAGTGGGATCCCGGTTTTGGCCCCGATCCGGATCCAGGAGGCTTTGCTTAACCGCCTGTGTCCTTTGGCCACGTTTTGCCAACCCGTCTTGGATTGGTAGCCAAGCCATCGGCCAAAGTCGCCCCGGGTCATACCTTTACGGTGCCGGAGCGCCTCCAGTCGGCTTACCGCCAGCCGCAGCTCTTGCTTAGTCAGCGGCCAGGGTACGTCCTCCGGATCCCGCAGCAGGGTCATGGGCGGTACCCCCAGCACCTCCAGGAGCTTGTCCATGGCCGCCGCAGGCAGTTTGTGGATGTACCCCCGGATAAATTGCTGCAGATAGGGTTCTGACAGGCCTATCATCCGGCTGGCGGATGTGTACGGGATACCCTGGTGGGCCAGGAGCCACTCTGTGTTGGCCCGGATCCGGTCCCACCGCTCCAGCTCGTCTATCCTGTCCGTCATAATCCCTCCTCCACCGCTGCCTGGTTGGCTGCGATGATCAGCTTCCGGAGTCGCTCCCGGAGCCGCTCGTTTTCGGCCCGCTCTCTGGCCAGGTCTGCCTGCAGCTTCCGGATCTGGCTGGGCCGCACATCCTGGTCAATCAGGTCTGCGCAGGCTAGTACGTCGCGGCGGCTGAATCGGATGCATCCTGGTATTTTCTTCAGCCGGGGCAGTGCTCCGTTTGCCTCCATCTTGCGGATGGATTCAGGGGACAGCCCCAGGGCCTCTGCGGCTTCTTTGACACTGTAAGTCAATCTTTCCAGCTCCATCCTCTTTCACCTCCTACCATGCTTCGTGGAAGGCTACCGCCTCGTTTAGATCGTCCGCTTGTTCCTGGGCTTCTTCCTTGGTGCAAAAGACCCAATCGTAGACGTCAGGCGTGCCATCCTTGCCGTTTCTAGCCACGACATAGCCCTCTTCGGTTTCGCTCACAGTCCATGGATTTTTGACCATAATTTCGTCTCCTTTCTGTCACTAGTTCCGATTTTCTGAACTCAGCTGGCAAAAAAAATAGCTCCTGATTTCCCCATCAAGGATGCTCAGCATCTTGCAAGCCAGGTCAATTTCTGCCTGACTGAAGTTGTTGACGTTGTTGAGCCTGGCGGAAATCGCCGCAGAGCTCATCCCCATGGCCGCCGCAAAGGCTTCCTGGGTACCAAACACCTCCTTGATACGGCCTCTCAACTTACTGTATTCATAGAACATGTGGTAGCTCACCTCCTTTTTATTGTTCCGAAATTCTGAACTCATTATACAACAGCTTTTTCAGATATGCAATACTTTTTTCAGATTTTCTGAATAAATTTCAGATTTTCATGCTATAATAGGAACATGAGAGGTGAGACATATGAAGAGATCTACCTTTGATCAACGATTTAAAGAGGCTCTGGAAATCCGCCGGATGACCCAGACCGAGCTCCATGAGCGGACAGGTATCAGTAAGGGCTCGATAAGTACCTATCTTAAAGGTACCTGGAAACCAAAGCAGGATAAAGTGGACCTGATCTCTCAGGCACTCCGTGTAGATCCGGCCTGGCTGATGGGATACGACGTACCAATGGAATCAGTAAATCAAACGGGACCTAACCAGGGGATCCGGATCAATAATGCTCCACAAAAAGGTGTCCGCATTCCTGTATTAGGGACTGTAGCAGCAGGGATTCCGCTTGAAGCAATACAAGATATTTCCGATTATGAAGAAATTACTCCGGAACTTGCAGCAACAGGCGAGTTTTTTGCGTTAAAAGTCCATGGCGCTTCTATGGAGCCTCGGATGATGGAAGGTGATGTTGTTATTGTAAAAAAACAAGACGATGTAGAAAGCGGAGATATTGCCATAGTTCTTGTAAATGGAAATGAGGCTACGGTTAAACGTGTACGAAAACAAGAGACTGGCATCACTTTAATTGCTACAAATGTTAACGTTTATGAACCACACTACTATTCGAATGAAGAAATTATGAAACTACCTGTCAAAATTTTAGGGAAAGTAGTTGAATTGAGAGCCAAATTTTAGTACGCTCCGTATTGTTAATAATGGGGTCTCATCATGCTGAATATCAATCGATATGAAATTAAGGCAACTTACATCCCTACAAAGAGAAAAAGAAAAGTTACGGTAAAAGCTCGGAATGAAGAAGACGCCATTGCTAATCTGGGCCCCGATTACACGGATGTCGTAAGTGTAACCCTTCAGGTCCGCCCTCCTTCCGAAAGGCAGATTGCCTATGCAACAGCCTTAGGCATAACTATTACCGAAGATATGTGTTTAGAGGATGTGAAATGTCTTATATCCGCCAAGACAGACGACAAAAAACCGCCCAATGAAGGACTGAAAGAATTTGCTGATGCCCATGGAATCATATTTTCCAATTACGTCGGTAAAAAACGGCTTTACAACAGCATATTTACGCAGCTCCCGCAAAGAGATACTATCGCTTTTTTCATTTTCTCCGTTTATCGTTACTTGAGCGATGATCGTGAGGCAAACCTAGATAAGTCATCTTACAAAGACGTGTTTTACTCTTTTGCTGACGACTATATCCAGGATAAAAAGTTTACGAAGTCGCTGGAAGATAATTACCGGGGCGAAGATTTGCGGTTCTTTGGGAGTCTGCGTATCATCGACACTGGTTGGGAGTCTTATCAGTACGGCGGTACTACCAACGCATATGCATTTCGTTGCGCAAAACAATTTCTAAAAGACAAACATCTGATAGACGAAAAGGTAAAGACTTCAAGGATTTTAAAGATTTCGTCCCCGCAAAAACCGCAAAGCCCGCAAGACCCTGTAAATACAGACGGACGCGGGTGTATGCTGCCTATCCTTGTGGTATTCATGTTCATTGGTGCTTTGTCTATTTTGCTATAAGGCGTGGCGCGGGTTGGCTGGATTTGAAATCGTTTGAAATCGTTTGAAATCGTTTGAAACGAAACCGCCGAAACGGCTGGCCATAAGGCGTGGTGCGGGTTTGGCTGGATTTGGAATCGTTTGAAAATCGTTTGAGAAGGAGATATGCCCTATGGATTACCATTTTAGTTACCGGCAGAAAAACGGCAGCGTCTGCCTGATTTTATCTTATAAGGTTGGCAAAAAATGGCGGCAAAAAACCCGTCAGGGCTTTAAGACCCAACGTGAGGCCCGCCAGCATCAGGATGAGCTGTTAGATGCTGCGAAGAAGGAAGCAGGCTTTGCAGGAGCGCCAGCAGACCTCAAGGGTATCACGCTCCGGCAGTTCTGGCCCATGTATAAGCGGGATAAGGCGGGCACGCTAGCCACATCTACGCTGTGGTCATATGAGTTGACGGTCAAGCATTTCAGCCCGATCGCGGATCTCCCGCTTACTGAGCTCTCAATGGCCGCAATCGTCAACGTTTTTCAGGGCCTGCGCCTGGCCAGACGGACAAAGAACCTGCATCTGGCCGCTCTGCACACAATCCTTGAGCATGCCCGGAGAGTGTATCACATCATCGCCCGGAATCCGGCCCAGGGCATCCCGAAGGTCAAGAGCCGTGAAAAGGAACCGGTCCGGGCCCTGTCCCGTGCTCAACTGTCCCGTCTGCTGGCCAAACTCAAAGCCGGAAAGAGTCAAGCTCTGTATCTGCTGATCCTGATAGCGGCTTACACAGGGATGCGCCGGGGGGAGATTCTGGGTCTCACCTGGGCAGATGTGGACTGGTCCAGGCAGACCATCAAGATTGATAAGCAGTGGGTGCGGCAGGCATCCAGGAGCTATGGATTTGGTCCCTGCAAAACAAAAAATAGCTATCGTACGATCCATGCCTCCACACAGCTGCTCCACGCTCTCAGGATGTGGAAACAGAACCGGCCCCTCTCTATTGATAACCGGATCTTCGGCGGTATGAGTACCAGCTACCTTTATGCTGCAGCCGGCCAGGCCATTAAGAGCATGTACCCTGACATGACTCTCCACTCTCTTAGGCATACCTTTGCTACGCTGCTCTTGCAGCGCACCGGAGACGTCAACCTGGTAGCCGGTGTGCTGGGCGATACCGTGGCTACCGTCTCCAGCACGTACCTTGACTATACCCAGGATCTGCGCGACCGGGCGGCGGCAGAAATGGAAAACATCATTTAATTTTTTTGCCGTATTTTTGCCGTCAAACGTAAAAATGGCGTGGGTACTAGGGTCCCACGCCTATAAAACAGTACCTTTTATTGTATCATACCCGCAAAGAAGGAGAAAGGGGCGGCTTTTACCAAAATTTAACAGAACCTTTGCAGGCTCTCTATTGCTTTTTCCTGTGAAAGCTTTCATAATGGATTTGGAC